GCCTCCGCAAGCGACTCCATCTCACGCAGGATTCCCGTCGGGATGCCCCCCGCGATCAGACAGTCGCGCGCCCGGACCAGGGCGAGAGTGACGCCGATGCCCGAGGGCAACTCGACGTCGGCGCGGTTGTGCGTGCGCATGAACTCGAGCGAGCTCATGGGTTCCTCCCTTCCGCCGGGGCCGTGGGGGACACGGCGCATCCGACGTCTCAGTGGGGCGCCGATCTGGCGCCGGTGGATCAGTACGTCGTCGAGACTGCGTTGACGACGACCGGCTTGACGTGGTCGCCGGATGCGGGCTTCGTGACGACACCGTTGATCGTCACCGTGAGCGGTGCGGCCCCGGGATCGGGCTGCGGAGGCTCGGCCATGAGGATCACCGAGTCCATCGTGAACGACGCGTTCCATGCGCCCTGCACCGAGTGAACGAGGTTGAACTTGACAGACCCCTTCACCAGCGTCGCCGACGGTGTCGATCCGGCCACCGCGCCGAAGAACGTCGAGCGGTACGCCTCGTGATCGTCCATGAGCAGCGTCATCGACACGGTCGGCTCGATCTTCGACAGAGCGAGGAAGTTGACCGAGACCGAGTCGGCCGTCGCCACCGGCTCGACGGGGCGCGGGACGACCAGCGAAAGCGACTGGATGTTCGTCTCGGTGACCGGCGTGCCCGAGTCGACCTCGTACTGCAGCACCGCACCGGAGAAGGTGAAGTAGCCGGTCGCGAGCGCCTCGACCGTGGCGTTCGTGTACGACGCGATGGTCGGCCGCTTGCCGACGAACTTCACTCCAACCCGGGCGGGACCTCCGCTCCCGTCACCGGAGATCGAGAACTCGGACATGAGACCGGCCTCGAACGTCTCCTCGACGGCGCCACCGAGCAGGTCGGTGTTGAACGTCGTGAACCACAGGTTCGTCGCGCCGCCCAGACCGGACATCGTGTGGGTGAACGGCCCGGCGCCGGTCTTCGTGTCTGTCGGCCACAGGCCGGTCAGCAGGCGGGGGAGCGGCGCGGCGAACGCGGGGACGACGACGTCGGCCTCCCAATGCTCATCGCCTTGCTTGTACGGGTCCCCGGCCATCGACGTGTTGTCGGTGACCTCCACGCGAGTCGTGGTCTGCACCGGCATCGAGCGCCCGGAGTAGACAGGCAGGCCGTACTCCTCGACGGTGTTGATCGTCGATTCGTTCGTCTGCTTGGCGATACCCCAGATGAAGTTGTTCGCAGGGGTGGTGAGGCCCATCTACTCCTCCTTCGGGTCGAACCCGATCGGGTTGTCCGGGTCGGTCGCGAGTGCATCGAGCAGTTCGATCTCGTCGGCCTTGCTGGTGGTGTAGGAGCCGGACTTGAACGAGATGGGACCGATGGCCTTGCCGTCGCGGGTGCCGCCGGAAACCTCGACCGTCTTGTCCTTGCTCGCGTATTTCACCGCACCCTCCTCTAGACGACGTGGATGTGACGGAACGAGGCGATCGTCAGCGTGAACCAGCGGGTCCCCGTGGCGCGGGCGGGGAACGTCGACCCGAGATAGCGCGTGAAGTGGGCACCCCCGAGCGTGAGGTTCGCCACGACGTAGAACCGAGCGCGTACCGCGTTGTGCAGCGTGAGCAGCGCCGCGCTCGCGGTCTCGTCGCGGACGCCTGCGCCGCCCTCAGTTCCGATGTTCTCCCAATACGAGACGGCGTACCGCTGCTCGATCAGGTCGGACCCAGGTCCCGTCGTCAGCGGGGTCGCTGATTCGGCGCCCTCGACGGACGGCCAGACCGCGAGGTGGTTCCCGTCGCCCGGGGAGGCCATGTCCTCCTGGGGGTCCCAGGGTCCATATCGGTGGATGTTCGCCGCTGGGATCAGGCCGATCGCCGCGACGTTGGCCTGCAAGTCGGCGATGATCGCGTCGACCGTCGTCTGGAAGTCCGAGGTCACACGAACCCCCGCATCGCCTCGGCCGCGCGCCGCCGGTAGGCCGTCGGCCACAGCACGAGCGTCGGCCGCAGGAACGGCTTCGCGGGCGATCCTGGGTGCTTGACCGAGCCGCGGACGAAACTGCCGTCTGCGAGCTTGAGGACACCGAGCTCGCCCTTGCGCGGGGTGATCTCGTGGGGATGCGCGCCACCCTCGATGATCTTGCCGAGCGGGTGCGGTGTGCCGAGCGTCGCGGAGGTCCCCGTCGGGATCGCGCGAATCGTCGCGGCGACCTGTTTCGATGAGCACTTCGCCTGCGCAATCTTCTGCAAGTCGAACGCCGCCGGGGCCACCGCCGCAAACAGGCGTGCGTTCATCGCCTCGGGGCGCCAGATGACGGTCGAAGTAACCGGCACGACTATCCCTGCCCGTTGGGCACGATGAGCGCCTGCTTCGCGACGGCCAGCTTGGGCCGCTCCCCGAGCAGGTCGTGCAGGTCGAGTATCTTCCAACCTTCCTTGTGCGCCTTCACAATCAGCTCGAGCGCGCGCACGGGCCGATCACCGACGGCGGCAAGCGGACAGTTCACGCCACCGGCGCTGTAGGCAATCAGCACGGTCATTCCGTCGGCCGTTGTGCCGATCGAACACGAGAACACTTCCTCGAGGTTGACGATGTCGGTCCCGAGATCGTTGACGATGAGCATGTTCTTCCTCCCCTATGCGACGACGACCATCGGGATGCGCTGGTCGACGAGCACCTGATCGACGGACGGGATGCCCGTCGGCTGATTCGGTCCTGGTGTCGACAGCGCGATGGTCGTGAACTCCTGCCGAACCTCGGTCGCCTGCGGCGGGATACCGCTCGCGAGCCCGAGGGCGTTGTCGCGGATCGCGGTGAGCGCGGCCTGACGCATGTCCGAGTCGGGGGCGTCGAAGCCGTGCTCGTAAATGATCTCGATGTTCCGGTTCCCCGATGGGAACGAGGACGGCGCCACGATGTATCCGGCGTCGTACAGGTCCCAGGTCGTCGTCGTTTGAGCGACCCCGTCGAACTTCGCCGAGATGAGCGTGCGCGGGCGCTGGTGCTTGAGCTCGAGCTTGCGTGACCCACTGCCGTCGAGCACGTCGCGGGCGTACCGCGGGACGAACGCCACGCCGCAGAACGTCTCGGCCTTGTCCTCGAACCACTGGCGCGATTCGGCCAGCTTGGCTGCGGTCATCCCCGAGAGTCCCTGCAGCGCGAGGATATCGGCCAGCGCGACGTAGTACCCGCCGACAATCTCGACGAACGAGGTCTGCCTCTGCACGACGCCGCCGAACGAGCCCTCCCACACGATCTGGAACCGCTCGAGCACCGACTGCGGCGCGAGCGTGTAGACGTAGTGCCCGGTCGCGCCGTGCGTCGTCGCGGCGTCGGTGGCGAAGATCGACCCGTCGGCGCGGAAGATGTCCACGGTGACGGATGCGTCGGCATCTGTCGGCGTCGTGCCGACGTAGAACACCACCTCGGGCTGCGCCCGTGTGTCACGCAGGACGCGCTGAACCGTCACCTAACGCTTCTCCCCCGGTGCCGCTGTCGCCTGCTCGACCTTGTCCCACCGGCCGAACGATGTGACCTCCTCGAAGTGCTCCTCGACACCCGCCTTTCCGAGTTGCTTGAGCAGCTTGTGGCCTGCGGGCACGAGCTCGCCCTCCGAGACCGTGATGAACTCGCCCTCGTACTGCACGCCGAATGCGTGCCGGGCCTTGAGGTACGTCTTCGTCTTCGCTGGGGGCATCGCCCCTCCCTTCGGGGTGGAGGGGCGACCGTGTGCCGCCCCTCCCGATTCCACCCGGTTGCCCGGTCCTACGTCGTGCCGGTCCCGGCGCGGAACCCGACCGCGTCGAGAACCTTCGATCCGTTGCGCCACCACGCGAACAGACCACGCTGGCCGGTGGGGAAGCCGAACCCGGCCCCTGCCACGGCCTGCTGCGTGAGGTTCTGCACGAGCTCGACGTTCATCCCCACCCGGTCGATGATCTTGAACATCGAGAAGTCGCCGAGGAAGATGTCCTTGACGCCGTTCACGATGGTCGCGGGTGCGGTCGAGAGCTCGTTCACGGCGTAGCCGAGCAGACGGAGCCCGGTGTTGCCGTTTCCACCGGAGGACGCCGGGGCGTTGCCCATTAGCTCACCGATGCGGAGCCACAACTGCGCGCCGCCTGCGGTGTCCAGGGCTCGGATGATGTTGTAGATCGCCCGGTTGGCGACCCACTGCGCACGCGGACGGAACCGTGGGGCCAGCGCCGCCTCGATCGCGTACAGGTTCGCAGCAGTGATCGTCAGTCCGGTCGCCAGCGGTGTCGTCCCCGTGACACCCGTCGACAGACCGAACGGGTTCGGCGGCGTGCCGTTCCCCGAGAAGAACGCCGTCGCCTCCTCATCGTCCTTCGAGTCCGCGAACAGCCGCGCGAGCCCGGCGTCCATGCCGGGCCAGTCGCCCTCGGCCTCGACCGAGAACGGCACGAACGCCTGCACCCTTGAGCAGACGATCGCGGGCTGCGCGAGGGTTGGGGTGTTGTCGGTCGTGACCGCGCCCTCCGCGGCTCGCGAAGCGGTGATCGCAGCGGCGGTCGTTCCCCGCCACTCGTTCGCTCCCACGATCGACTCGACGTTGGAGATCGCGCGCAACGGGTTCACCACCGAGGCCGACACCGGGATCAGCGTCGGGTCGAGGGTGAACGTGATCGGGATGCCCGTGGTGCCGAGCGAGAATGCGCGCTGCTCCTCGTTCGTCATCGGGACGCCGGACATCCACTTGCGGAAGGCCGCCCGGTACTGCGGCGACCCGGTCTTGAGGATGCGACGGGCGAGCTGCCCGTCGTCGGTGTCGAACTCGTCGAGCAGGCGCGCGATGTGCTCCTGCACATGCTCCCTCGGCAGGGCGCCGGGCTGGTCGGGGAAGTGCGCCAGTTCGATCGCGCGCATGGCCCGGTCGCGGTACTCCTGGCGTCCGCGGCTCGGGTCGTCCGGGTTGAACCGGACGTTCGACAGGTCGTAGATGTCGCGTTCCTTGAGCGTCGTCTTCTCGACCTTCGGTGGTTCCCAGGCCGGAGTCGCGCGCGCGGCGTCTGATCCCGCCGTCGACGCGATGTGCGCGAGGTACTTCTCGCGCTTGTCGAGCTCGGTCACGCGGGCGTCGATCTCCTCGTTCGTCTCCACGAGGTTCGCGTAACGCTCGCGCGCGTCGTCGGGCAGGGGAAGGCCCTCGTATTCCTCGTTGATCGCCGTGATCTCGGCCTTCACCTGCCCCTGCTTGTTCTTGAGCTCCTCGATGGAACGGAGCTCGTTCAGTTCTGCGTGATCCACAGCAGGAACTCCTCTCTCGTGCGGAACCTCCGCACGGCGGGTGCAGGCGTGGGCGCGGGTTCCGGCTTCACGCCTGCGTCTTTCAACGCCTCCTCGATCATCCGGGCGAGCTCACCCGGACGCTTCTTCGCCATCTCCGCGACCGTCTCCGCGGCGGGGCGAAACTCATCGGTCAGCGAGCGCACACCCGCGGTCGTGTTCGCGTAGGCCGGGAATGTCACCGGCCCCGCCTCGAACACCGACGCTCGGATGATCGTCCGCTCGGGCAGCCCCTCAGGGTTGTGGGCCGATCGCTCGGGCTTGTGAACGATGTCATCCTCGTCGACGCTGAATCGGAACGACGAACCGTAGGCCCCGGCGCGCAGACCGTCGACCACGAGCGGCGACACGTTGGGGAACAGCGGCGCCTCGGCCAGACCGCCCTCGTCGGTCTCGCGCGCGGTAACCGGATGACCGAGCAGTTTGTCGCCGAGCTCGGGATCGCGCCCGTGATTGAACGTGATCTTCGGCATCCGCTGCTCGAACGAGTCCACGAACGCACCCTGCTGCACCCGTTCCATGAACCGTCCCTCGAACCACGAGTCGATCTCGGTCCACTCGTTGAAACGCGAGAACGGCACGACGAGTGTCCGTCCTCCATCGGACTCCTCACGCAGCTCGAAGTGCGACTCCGACGGGGCCAACGCGCGATACAGGTCGGCCGTTGGGAACTTCACGTCCATCTGCGCCTCCTTGACGTTCGCGTTGAGTGCCGCCAGTTGGGCGAGCGCCTTGCGCCGCGAGGGATGACAGCCGACGACCTTGCCGTCGGAATCCTTGACGACGGCCCAGCCGGTGCAACCCGGCTCGTTATTCGACAGATGCCACGGCAACGGGCGGTTCCTTCCCGTTCGGCGTCAGTGCCGACGGGGTGAGTTCGGTCCCTGGCGGCTGCAACTGCACCGAGAACAGGCCGGTGTGCTGCAGGAGCGAAAGGTCGTCGGCATCGACGGCCTTGACCACCGACTGCTGCTCGAACCCCGAGTCGACGAGTTGCTTGATCGTGTTCGCGCGCACCTGCAGAATCTCGGCCGCGTCTTTCTGATCCTCCTGCAGGAACGGGATGTCGCGGTCGTCGTACCAAAGACGCGAGCCAGCGGGCGTCGGGATGATCGACTGCAGCGACCCGGCGAAGTTCCGCCACGTCGGACGCGCCCACTCGTCGGCGAATGCGCGCCGCGCCTGCCCATAGTTCGAGTACGTCGCGGCCTGCAATCCCTCCGACAGACCGACCAGCACCGGGGGAACACCCGCTGCGGCGGCGATCCGAGTCTCGCCCGCGCCCTGCACCTGTTTGAAATCCATCTGACGCATGTTCGCGCCGATCACCTCGGCATCGGCGCCGCCGCCGAGGAACAGCGTCTTGTACGCGTTGGCCGCGCCCTCGCTGCCCTGGCGGAACAGCGTGACCCATTCCTTGAACTTTTCGGGCGTCAACGTCGGATCGGCCTTGACTTTCAGGTTCGGCGTCGCAGCGGACTCGAAGAACGACAGCTTGTGCGTCGTCGCGGCCGTGTCGCCCTTGATCTCGCGCAGGATCGGCGTGATCCACGACTGGCCGCGCCACGGCGACATGGGGTCGGGCATCGGCGCGAAGTGCGACATGCTCGGCGGGAGGATCACGACGGGCTCTTTGCCCGAGCCACGGCCGCCCGGGTGGTACAGGTACCCGAGCACGGTGGCCCCGAGGTCCCATCCGTTCGTGTCTTCGACCTCGCGCACGCCCGAGATGATCGTGACCCAATCCGGTCGGAGCACCTGCAGATGGTTGGCGTTGACGCGATAGGTGAATGAGTTGCCCATCAGGTCGGCGTAGAGCAGGTTCCGAGCGAGCAGGTCGCCGGTGGTGCCGTTCGGCCACGGGTTCTCGAGCACCGCGAGGGTCGGGTCGGCCCACAGCTCGGCCGGGCGCCCCTTGCGCATCCGCTGGTATGCGAGCCGCGCCTCGGTGAACACGCGGAGCCGAACCGCGATGCACGCAAACACGACCGCGTTGCCCGCGAAGACGTAGTTCACCAGGCCGTTCAGCCCGGCGCCGATCTCCTCGCGGTTGCCCGACATCGACGTGTTCAGCCCGAGCATGTACTGCTGGCCGAGGTAGGTGATCCATGTGTCGAAATCGAGCAGATCGTTCGCGCGCTCGCGTGCGCCGACGAACTTCCACCAGCGATCCATTAGACCCATGCGATCATCGGCTCCCTCGCGATCCCAACGCCGACCGTGTGCGCGACGACGGCGAGCGCAACGAGCGCCTCGATCGGCGCGTGCGTCTCGGACTCGGTCAGCCGCCAGCCGCGCTCATCCTTGCGCGCGTGTCCGGCGAGCACCTGCGCCCGGAACTCGGGCGATCCGTCGTGGTGCAGGCTCTTGGACTCGATCAGCCGGTACAGCGTGCCCGATGCCTCGCTCATCCGATCGGGCGTCGCCGGAAACTCGACCATCGGCAGCCCGTCCTCCTCGAGGAGCTCGGCCGACCGCGCGAACCCGCGCGCCCCGTGCGTGATCTGCTGCACGTCGTACCGCTCGGCGAGGTCGCGGATCGCCTGCTCGACCACGGGATACGGCGCCGGGTCGATGATCTGCGCCACGACGGCCAGCGTGTTCTCCCGCGGCGCCCCAATCACGATGGCCGCCCGCTTGAACATCACGCGGACGTCGGCCCACACCTGCTCGCCCGGCGCGAGCTCGATCACCTCGGCGAGCCGGTCCCAGGTCGGGGGCTCGATCCACGGCTCCTCACCCTCGGTCCATATCCCGCAGGCGAACCGGAGCCACGTCCACGGCTCCATCGAGGGCGAATCGTGCCTACGCCGCAGCTTGTCGACCGTCTGCCACGACGCCGGGTTCACCAGCTTGACGACGTCGATGTCGTCGGTGTCGTCCGCGTCGGACAGGCACCACTCGAGGAACACGAGCGACCCGTCCTCCGACGCCGCGTGATTGAACTTCCGAGCCTCATCACGCCGGAACGACGGCATCGAGTGCGCCCGCTTGCGGAGCTCGCCGAGCGGGGAGGCCATCCGGGCGCCCGCCGTCGAGATCGTGACCATCTGCGCGTCGCCGACCAGCCCGTCGCGGAAGACCCCGTACAGGTCGCCGTTCGGGTGGCGGTGCAGCTCGTCGACCAGGGCGAGCGTCGGGTCGACCCCGTCGCCCGTCTTCGCGTCGGAGGCGAGCACTCGGATCATCGCGCGGGGATTCGCCCGTAGCCGGATCAGCCGGTACCCCCGCTTGACGTCGAACACGTCCTCGAGACCCGACCGGGTGACCAGACCGTCCCCGGCGTCGAACATTCGGGCCGCCTGGTCTTTCGAGCTCGCCCCGATGTAGACCGCGGCATCCTCCACGCACAGCAGGTGGAACAGCGCGAGCGCCGCGAGCAGGGTCGTCTTCCCGTTCTTCTTCGGCAGCAGCGCCACGACCTCGGTCGCCCCGGCGAAGAACTCCTCGAGGATCGTCTCCTCGTGGGGCTCGATCACCATCGGCCGACCAGCGACCTTGAGGTGGCGGGCGAACGAGCGGAACCCGGCCAGCGTGTACGGGTACGCCCCGAAGGCGACGGCCCGCCGGGTCACTGGTACGTGATCGTGGGCGAGTTCGGCCCGATCTGATTCGGCTGGTACGTCCCCCAGCCCTGCGACCAGGATCGCCACGTCACGCTGACCGGGGATGCCAAGGTCACGGACGCCGGTGGATCGAGCCGGTCGGCCAGCCGCCGGAACGCTCGGGCGAGTCGGTGTCGGATCATGCCCCCTCCCTGAGTGCCCGCTCGATGTGCTCGACGTCCACGGCTGGCTCGTACTGCTGCCGCTTGTCGTTCCACGCCTCGAACCCGTCCTCCTCGGCGATCTCTGCCGCCCGCTTGAGCAGCGCCACGACGTAGACGGTGAAGCTCCGGCCTGCCATGTATGCCCCCTGACCTGGGGTTTCCCGCGGGGGGGCCGGTCAGTCGACCAGGCGCAACCGCTGCTGGTGATGCTCGCCGAGGTAGCTGATCGCAGCGCGCAGGATGTCGGGGTCTTCGCGGAGGCGGCCGATCCCCAGGTTGCAGTCGTTGCAGAGCAGGCCCCGCACGACCCTGGTCTCGTGATCGTGGTCGACGTGCCACGTCTCAGGCTTGCCGTGGCAGATCGCGCAGCGGTGACTCTGAGCCTCGAGCAGCGCACGAAACTGCGCGGCGCTCAACCCGTATCGGGTCATCATGCCCGCCGCCCTTCCTGAGCACTTCTGCGAGCACCACCGGCGTCGCCGGTTCGTCTCAGCCTCGAACACGCCCCCGCAGAGCTCGCAGACTTGCGGGCCTGGCCGAGGATTCAGCCGCTCCCGCGTCGTGGCTCGCTGGCACTTGTCCGAGCAGAACTTCCGCTTGCGTCCGACGGCGGGGGACCAGGCGACCCCACACCGGGCGCATGTCCATCCCCACCGATAGTGGCTCCGATTCCGCCGCCGTCTGGGTGGCAAACCGGCCTCACGCCGCCGCTGGCGACCGCGAGCCTTTGAATCCC